GCGTGAGGCGGATCGCCTGGGCGGGGCTGATGCGGCTCGGGCTGCTCAGGCTCGGGCTGGCGCCGGCGGTGTTCTGGGATCTGACGCCGGCGGAGCTGATGCTGCTCGCCGGCGCCGACGAGGCGCCGCGGCCGATCACCCGGGCGGCGTTCGAGGAGCTGGCGGCGCGGTTCCCGGACAACGGGCCGCGGTAGCGAGAGGGGCGGAGATGGCGGACTTCGACGACGACCTGACGCGGATCGAGGGGCAGTTCCTCGGGCTCCAGGGCGCGCTCTCGGGACTCGAAGGGGTGACGGGAGCGTTCCAGCGCGAGCTCGATGGCGTGCAGGGCAGCATGAAGGCGGCCGGGCGCGAGGCGACGGGCATGTCGAGCTCGGTCACGACCTCGATCCGCAAGGCGTTCGAGGGAGTGATCTTCGACGGCGAGCGGCTGTCGGACGCGCTCGCGAGCGTCGGCAGGAGCCTTTCCTCCTCGGTGCTCGCCTCGGCGTTGCAGCCGGTGCAGGGGGCGGTGAACTCGGCGGTGAGCGGCGGGGTCTCGTCGCTCCTGAGCGGGCTCCTGCCGTTCGCGAGCGGGGCGGCGTTCTCGGCGGGGCGGGTCGCGGCGTTCGCGCGCGGCGGCGTGGTCGATGGGCCGACGCACTTTCCGATGCGCGGCGGCGTCGGGCTGATGGGGGAGGCGGGACCGGAGGCGATCATGCCGCTGACCCGGGGCGCGGACGGCAGGCTCGGGGTGCGCGGGGCGGGCGGATCGGGGTCGGTGAACGTGACGATGAACATCTCGACCCCGGATGCCGCGGGGTTCCAGCGGTCGCAGACGCAGATCGCGGCGGAGATGAACCGCGCGATCCAGCGCGGGCGGCGCAACCTCTGAACGGAGGCAGGGATGAACTTTCACGAGGTGCGGTTTCCGGCGGCGCTTTCGGTCGGCTCGAGTGGCGGGCCGGAGCGGCGCACCGAGATCGTGGCGCTGAGCAACGGCTTCGAGGAGCGGAATTCGCCCTGGGCGCATTCGCGGCGGCACTACGATGCCGGGCTCGGGGTGCGCTCGCTCGACGATCTGGCGGAGGTGATCGCGTTCTTCGAGGCGCGGCACGGGCAGCTCTGCGGCTTCCGCTGGAAGGACTGGACGGACTTCAAGTCGTGCCTGCCGTCGGCGCCGGTCGGGGCGTTCGACCAGACGCTCGGGCTCGGTGACGGCAGCGCCACGGAGTTCGGGCTGCGGAAGGTCTATGCGTCGGGCGGGCAGTCCTATGCGCGGCCGATCGCGAAGCCGGTGGCGGAGACGCTGCGGGTGGCGGTGGGCGGCGCCGAGCTGGCGGCGTCGGGGTATGTGCTCGACGCTGCGACCGGGCGGGTGACGCTTGCGGAAGCGCCGGCGGCGGGGGTGATGGTGACGGCTGGGTTCGAGTTCGACGTGCCGGTGCGGTTCGATACCGACCGGATCACCACGAGCCTCGCGGGCTTCGCCGCGGGCGAGGTGCCGTCGATCCCGGTGGTGGAGGTGCGGATCTGATGCGCGAGATCGATCCGCGACTCCAGGCGCGGCTTGACGGCGGGGCGACGCGGCTCTGCCGGTGCTGGCGGGTGGACCGGCGCGACGGCGCGGCGCTGGGGTTTACCGATCACGACGAGGACGTGGCGTTCGACGGGCTGGTTTTCCGGGCGGGCACCGGCATGAACGCCAGCGCGCTGCAGACGGCGACGGGCCTGAGCGTCGACAACGCGCAGGCGGCCGGGGCGCTGAGCGATGCCGCGATCGGCGAGGCGGACGTGCTCGCGGGGCGCTTCGACGGGGCGCGGATCCGGCACTGGCTGGTGGACTGGGAGGACCCGCAGCTGCGGGTGCTGATGTTCGCGGGCAGCTTCGGCGAGATCAGGCGGCAGGACCATGCGTTCGAGGTGGAGCTGCGGGGCCTGGCGGAGCCGCTGAACTCGCCGGTGGGTCGGTCGATCCTGCGAACCTGCGATCGGGTCTTTGGCGATGCGCGCTGCGGGGCCGATGCGATGGCGCCGGAGCTCTGCGGCGAGGGGAGCGTGGTCGGGGGCGGGGCCTGGGGGGCGCTGCGGGTGGAGGGTCTCGAGGGGTTCGCGAGCGGGTGGTTCACTCATGGAGTCCTGACCTGGGCGAGCGGCGCGAATGCGGGGGAGCGGCAGGCGATCAAGCTCGACCGGACGGCGGCGGGCGGGCGGGAGCTCTGGCCGTGGCAGGCGCCGGGGCGTCCGGTGGTGGCGGGCGATCGGTTCCGGATCGTCGCCGGATGCGACAAGACGGCGGCGACGTGCCGGGACAAGTTCGGGAATTTTCTGAACTTTCGCGGGTTTCCTCATCTTCCGGGCGACGATTGGGTGACCGCCTATCCGACCGATGGAGCGACGCATGACGGATCAAGCCAGCAGGGCTGAGGCGATCGTCGCCCGGGCGCGGGCGTGGATCGGGACGCCCTATCGGCATCAGGCGAGTTGTCGCGGGGCGGGGACCGACTGTCTCGGGCTGCTGCGCGGGGTCTGGCGCGAGACGCTGGGGCCGGAGCCGGAGGCGGTGCCGGGCTATACCGCGGACTGGTCGGAGCCGGGACGGCGGGAGGACCTGCTGGAGGCCGCGCGGCGCAACCTCGTGGAGGTCGCCCGGAGCGAGATGCGGCCGGGCGACGTGCTGGTGCTGCGGATGCGAGATACCGGTGTCGCCAAGCACGTCGGGATCGTCGCGGCGACTCCCGCGGGCACGCCGACGCTGATCCATGCGTACTCGGGGTGCGGCGTGGTCGAGTCGTCGCTGACGCCCCCCTGGGTGCGGCGCATCGCCGGGGTCTTCCGGTTTCCTGACAGGAGTGTCTGATGGCGACGCTAGTTCTCGCGGCGGCGGGCTCGGCGCTCGGTGGCGCGGTCGGCGGCTCGGTCGCGGGCCTCGGCGCGCTCGCGATCGGCAAGGCCGCCGGGGCCGTGCTCGGGTCGGCGATCGACCAGCGGATCCTCGGGGGCGGGTCGGCGCCGGTGGAAACCGGGCGGGTCGATCGGTTCCGGGTGATGGGATCGAGCGAGGGCACGGCGCTGCCGCGGGTCTTCGGGCGCAGTCGCGCGGCGGGGCAGGTCATCTGGTCGAGCCGGTTCCTCGAGCATGTCAGCACCGAGAAGGTCGGGGGCAAGGGCGGCGGCGCGAGCGTCCGCGAGTTCAGCTATTCGATCAGCCTGGGGATCGCGCTCAGCGAGGGCGTCCTGTCGCGCGTAGGCCGCATCTGGGCGGACGGCCAGCCGGTCGATCAGTCGGGCCTGACGATCCGCCTGCACCCGGGGACGGAGGACCAGTTGCCCGATCCGCTGATCGAAGCGATCGAGGGGGCGGGGCTGGCGCCGGCCTATCGCGGGACGGCGTATGTGGTGATCGAGAACCTCGATCTGACGCCCTATGGCAGCCGGATCCCGCAGTTCAACTTCGAGGTGTTTCGCCGGCCGCCGGAGGGGCTCGACGGGGTTGCGCGCTCGCCGGCGCTCGATGTCCGGGGCATCGCCCTGGTTCCCGGGACCGGCGAGTATGCGCTGGCGAGCGAGCCCGTCTACCTGCGGCGCGGACAGGCCGACAGCGTGGTGATGAACGTTCACAACGACTGGGGCGTGCCGGACCTGCTGGCGTCGACGGCGCAACTCGGGGCCGAGTTGCCGGCGGTCGAGTCGGTCTCGCTGGTGGTGTCGTGGTTCGGCGACGATCTCCGCTGCGACCGCTGCCAGCTCGCGCCAGCGGTCGAGCAGCGGGGCGACGACGGCAGCCCGATGCCGTGGGTCGTCAGCGGGCAGGTGCGTGCCGAGGCGCGGGCGGTGAGCCTGGTCGACGGTCGGCCGATCTTCGGGGGCACGCCCGCCGACCGCTCGGTGCTGCAGGCGATCGCGCACCTGCGGGCCGAGGGGCTCAAGGTGATGTTCTATCCGTTCGTCCTGATGGACATCCTGGCGGGGAACGGCCTGCGCGATCCCTGGAGCGGCGATGCGAGCCAGCCGGCCGTGCCCTGGCGCGGGCGGATCACCCTTGCCCGCGCCCCGGGGACCGCGGGCAGCACCGACAAGACGGCGGCGGCGGCGGCCGAGGTGCGGGCATTCTTCGGGACCGCCGGGGTGGGGGACTTCGTTCGGCAGGACGATACTGTCGTCTACAGCGGGCCGGCGGAGTGGTCGTACCGGCGTTTCATCCTGCACTACGCGCATCTCTGCGCGCTGGCGGGGGGCGTCGATGCCTTCTGCATCGGGAGCGAGATGCGGGGCCTCACCCAGATCCGCAGCTCCGCCGACGCCTATCCGGCGGTCGAGGCGCTGCGGGCGCTCGCGGCGGACGTTCGGTCGATCCTCGGGGCGGGGACGAAGCTCGGGTATGCGGCGGATTGGTCGGAGTACTTCGGGCACCAGCCGGCGGACGGGTCAGGGGATGTCCTCTTTCATCTCGATCCGCTCTGGTCGTCGGAGGACGTGGATTTCATCGGCATCGACAACTACATGCCGCTGTCCGACTGGCGGGATGGCGACGACCATGCCGATGCAGGCGCCGGGGCGATCTACGATCTCGACTACCTGGAGGCGAACGTTGCCGGGGGCGAGGGCTTTGACTGGTACTATGCCGACGCGGATGCCCGGGACAGACAGGCGCGGTCGCCGATCGTCGACGGCGCTTACGGCGAGCCGTGGGTCTTCCGCTACAAGGATCTGGTCGGCTGGTGGTCGCGACCGCATTTCAACCGGATCGGGGGGGTGCGGGCCGGGGAGCCCACGGGTTGGCTGGCGAAGTCGAAGCCGATCTGGTTCACCGAGCTCGGCTGCCCCGCAGTGGACAAGGGGACGAACCAGCCGAACGTCTTTCACGACCCGAAGTCGTCGGAGAGCTTCTTTCCGTATCATTCTTCGGGGAGCCGGGACGATCTGATCCAGCGCGTCTACCTGCAGGCGATGTTTCGGCATTGGGGCGACAGGGCGAACAATCCCCTCTCCGATGTCTATTTCGGGCCGATGGTCGACATGTCGCGGGCGCACGTCTGGGCGTGGGACGCCCGTCCGTGGCCGGACTTTCCCGATCGGCTCGAGACCTGGGTCGATGGCGACAACTATACCTGCGGGCATTGGCTGAACGGTCGGATGAGCGGGTCGAGCCTTGCCGAGGTGGTGGCGGAGGTCTGCCGGCGGAGCGGCATCGCGGCGGCGGATGTGTCGAAGCTGCACGGGCCGGTCACCGGCTACGTGATCGAGTCGGTGGAGAGCGGGCGGCAGAGCCTGCAGCCGCTGATCGTGGCGCATGGATTCGACAGCTTCGCCGTCGGCGAGACGATGCGCTTTGCGAGCCGGCGGGGAGATGTCGCGCGGGAGGTGTCCGCGGCGACATGCGTCGTGATGTCCGGGCAGCCGGCGTTGTCGCTCAGCCGGGCGCCGGCGGTCGAGACGGCGGATCGGGTCACCGTTGGTTTCGTTCGGGCGGAGAACGAGTATCAGCCCGGGGCGGCGTCGGCGCTGGCGCCGGATGCCCGGGAGCCGCGGGCGGAGCAGACCTCACTCCCGCTGGTGATGCGGCAGGACGAGGCGAGCGCGCTGGCCGCCAGGATCCTCAGCGAGGGGAGGGTGGCGCGGGATGGCCTGACCTGCGCCTTGCCACCGTCGGCGTTGGGGCTGACGCTCGGCGACGTGGTCGCGCTGCGGGATGGCGGGGCAGAGCATCGGTTCCGCATCGACCGGATCGAGGATGCAGGTGCGCGCACGATCACCGGCACGCGGATCGAGCGACAGGTCTATGTCGCGGCGCCGGTGGCGGTGCCGGCCGGGGCGACGCGGCGGGTGGCGGCGCCGGTGCCGGTCACTGCGGCGTTCCTCGACCTGCCGTTGCTCGGCGGCGACGAGGATCCGCTGTCGCCGCACCTGGCGGTATCGCGATCTCCCTGGGGTGGGCCGATCGCGGTCTACTCGGCGAAGAGCGATGCGGGTTACGGGTTCGATCGGGAGATCCGGCGGCCGGCGACGATCGGGCGATTGCTCGATCCGCTGCCTGCCGGCCGGACCGGGCTCTGGATGCCGTGCGAGGTCCGGATCCAGCTCTCCGCGGGGAGCCTGCAGGGCAGGGAGGAGGCGGACGTGCTGGGCGGCGCGAATGCGGCGGCCTTGCGGCACGGCGAGGCGGGTGACTGGGAAGTCATCCAGTTCCGTTCGGCGACGCTGGTCGCGCCGCAGGTCTATCGGCTCGGCGGTTTCCTGCGGGGGCAGGCGGGGACCGACTGGCTGATACCGGAGGCCTGGCCGGCGGGGACGGATTTCGTCGCGCTCGACGCGGCCGTCGAGCAGCTCGGCGTTCCGGCGGCGATGCGCGGGCTCGAGCGGCACTATCGCATCGGTCCGGCGAAGCGGGCCTATGATGATCCGAGCTATCTCCACATGGTGGAGGCTTTCGCCGGCGTGGGGCTGCGGCCGTATCCGCCGACGCATCTGACGGTCGAGCGGCTGGCGAGCGGGGACCTGCGCTTGCGCTGGGTGCGGCGGACCCGGATCGACGGCGATAGCTGGCTCGGAACCGACGTTCCGCTCGGCGAGGAGCGCGAGCAGTATCTCGTGCGGATCCTTCGGGGAGACTCGATCCTTCGCGAGGAGACGGTCGAGGCGGCGGAGTTCGTCTACGTCCTGGCCGATCAGGCCGCCGATGCAGGACCGGCGACGGCGGTCGCCGTCGCGCAGATATCGGCTCGCTTCGGACCGGGCCCCTTCGAGAGGAGGCTATTCAATGTCTAGCACCGTTCAACTCGCCCTGCCGCTGGTGATGCCGGCGCAGGCGCAGAAACACGTCACCGTCAATCAGGCGCTCTCGATCCTCGACACGCTGACCCAGTTGCGGGTGACGAGTTCCGTGACGGCGACGCCGCCGGCCGCCGCGGGCGAGGGCGACGCGTTTCTCGTCCCCGCCGGGGCCGGGGGCGTTTGGGCGGACCGGGCCGGTTCGGTCGCGGTCTGGGGGAACGGCGGCTGGAGCTACCTCGTGCCGCGGCCGGGGTGGCGCGCGTGGGACGAGGAGTCGTCGGGTTGGCAGACATTCGACGGCGAGGCGTGGGCCGCGAATGTCATCGCGATGTCGGCGGGAGGCGCCCGGCTCTCGGCGCGGGTTATCGAGTTCGACCATCAGGTCGTCGCCGGGACGACCAACCTGACGACGAGCCTGATTCCGGCCGGGGCGCAGGTCGCAGGGATTTCGGGGCGGGTCATCTCGGCAATCAGCGGGGCGGGGCTGGCGGGATGGCGGCTTGGGGTGGCGGGGGCCGACAACCGCTACGGATCGGGTCTCGGGATCGCGAGGAACGCCTATGTGGCGGGGCTGAGCGGTTCGCCGGTCACCTATTATTCGGTGACTCCGTTGCTGCTGACGGCCGAAGGCGGCACCTTCGCCTCTGGCGTGGTGCGGCTTGCGGTGCATCTCGTGGAGATTTCGCCACCGCGGCCGGTCTGAGCG